TTAAGCATAGATATCTAAGAAATTTTTGAAAATTTGATGCCCGTGTTGACTCAAGATAGATTCAGGATGGAACTGAACACCTTCAACAGGGAGGGTTTTGTGCTTAACACCCATAATCTCTTCAATCGTGCCATCGGCTTGATTGGTCCAACACGTCACTTCTAGACAATCAGGCAATGTTTCTTGCTCGATCACAAGAGAGTGATAACGTGTTGCTGCAAATGGAGAAGGAAGGTGGCTAAAAATTCCTTTATCACTATGGTACATATCAGACAAACGACCATGCATCACTGTTTTGGCACGTATGATGTTACCGCCAAATGCTTGACCAATCGCTTGATGACCTAAACATACACCGAGTAAAGGTATTTTTCCTGCAAAGTGGTTGATTGCAGGAATTGAAATTCCTGCTTCACTTGGTGAGCATGGACCAGGACCAATAACGAGGTATTTCGGCTGCCATCGCTCAATATCCTCTAATGTGACTTGATCATTACGAACAACTTTTACTTCTTGATTCAATTCACCAAAGTATTGAACGATGTTGTAAGTAAAGCTGTCATAGTTGTCAATCATTAGAAGCATTTTAGATTCAACCTATTGAATTTATTGAATGTTTTTATGAGTATATTGTGGTGTTACTCACATTGTTACTCACTTTAAGAAAAGTGGCTTTATAAATAAAGTAAAGCCGCTTTACTAAGCGGCTAATGTAGCAGATTTTGATTCTCTTGTGACTACTTCATTCACATATGAATTTAGGTAGTAGCTGAATCGACCATCTTTGATTGGTGGTTCAATCTCGCCTTTCTGAATCCTGTCATAAAACTTTGTTTTCTTCCAATTCAATCGACGGCAAAATTCTTCAATACACACTCTTTCTTCATTAACTTTAGCGAGCTGCCGTTTCATCTGTTTAACTTCCAACAAAATCTCATGAAGAAGTTCTTGTTCGCTTGTTTGCATCTTCACCCCTCCGCATCTGCTTTTAGTTCTTTTGCAAAAATAGCTTCTGCACCATCTTCTGTGAAACCAATATCTATTAAGAAAAATCCATGAGGTATAGGAGGAGTCCATCTTGATAGGTCACAACCATCCATAATTTCATCATACTCATCTGCTGAAACACACGATTCTAAGTGCATGGTCGTTGTCACTATATTGAAATGGCGCTTTAGCTCATTCCAGTCTTCTCGTGAAAGATATTCGGTATCTGCAAAATGATCATTTAGATATTTTAGATACACGGGGTGAACCCAGCACCCAAATCGATTGCGAACAACTTCGCAAGGTTTAAGCTGGTTACTCATTTCCGCCCTTGCTGCTTCTAGCATCAAATCCCAAATTTTTTCTTCATTAATATCAGAAAAATGAATCAACATATCTTCGCCAAAAGTTCCAATAGCCTTTTTTCCAAGCTCATCAAAAAGCAAATCTGCAAAATCAGGATCAGGGCATTTGATAGGCACCACCACGCAGCCTTCAAGCTTTTTCTGCATGAGATTGACAGCACGTTTCCACATTGACCAACCAGTATTGATACGATGATATAAATCGTCAGCATCATCTTTAAAAGCTGGATCAATATCATCACGAACTACAAAATTACCTTCCTCCATATCGAACGTAAGCAGTTCAAAATGCTCAGGCAGCCAATACGCCTCTTTGAATAATGGCAATTGTTCAGTCCAAAAAGCCTCTCGTTCTTTTTTAATATCCATCACTTTCTCCAAGCCGCTTCTTTAAACTTTGCATTTACAATGAGATTATCAATCTCACCAATGCCGACATTTTCAAAGATATGAGTCATCTTGCTCCCGAACACAGCGAGTGTTCGGGTGATAGTTGAATAAGAGAATTTCATGGCAGATCCTCCTCAATAAGCGAGGCTGATTGTTCAAGCTGAAGGCGGCGAGTTCTTACATAACGCATCATTTCAGGCTGAATGATTGGATCTAAACTAGACACATCAATTTCAAGAGCATCCAGGGCGGTCAAGTCGGGTGCATTCTGAATTTTGACCATCAGTGATGGTTGTTCAGCAGCCTTACTTTGTTGCAGAACTTCAAGGCGCTTGTGCATATATTGCAGTAGTGGTGCTCGTTGTTCAGCTGACCAAGTATTCGTGTATTTAACAACTGCATTAACCTCTGTTGGTGTTAAGGAATCATCAACGCGCTTTTTAAGAGTGGCCAATTTCTCTTGGTATTTATCTTCGTCCTCTTCGATTAGATTGCGCTCATTATTTTTCTGCACAGTTTCAGCATCAATTTCTTTAGCCTTGCCCACTGCAGCAGCTGCAATATCATCAAAGGAAATTGAATTATTTTGCTTATCTGGCGATACTGATATTTCATTCAATGTCCTTTTTTCAACATCATTTGTGGCAGGGCCTTGTGCAGTAACTGGACCAATAATGGCATCTAGAGAAGTTTCATCATTAGCAGCTTGAATAGCATCGTGCTGTTTCACTTCATTAACATCATTTTGTTTTTTAGATGTGCGCTTTTTACTGGTTTTAATCTCAGCTTCAATATCTTGAACAGTTTTGACAGGTGCTAACTTAATAGCATTGCCGCCAAGCATTTTGCAAAGAGCTTCATACTGTAATCGCGCATTGTCTAGATCACGTTGAGCAAAACCACCATCAACCATGGTAGTGACCGCATCACCAATGCCTTGGTATGTACGCTGCTGAATAAAACCAGCAGGATTAACAACAAATACTTCTGTGCCAACTTCCAATTCATCAACAGTCATTGGTTTAGTAAAAGAAATACCAGCCAATTCCAGCATTTCTACTTGAATGCAAAATTCATAATTAGGCAAAGCAAAAATTGTTGCTGGCATCTGATCTAATGTACTGAATTCTTTATCAGCATGAAGGGTGCCATTACCAGCATATCGACATAGAACGGTTTTGCCTTTTTGTAGAGCTGCAAATGCTTCTTGTGCATTTAAAATATTTGTCATTTTCTTATCCTTTTAATAGCGCTTTTTTCAAATATGGATCAAGGTCATCTTGCTTAAGTAACCAGGTAACATAATCAGCAGGAATGTCTTTAATAGCCGTGCCTTTGTGCTTGCCAAAAGTTAGATGAGTTGGGATGCGAGCTTGTTCAGAAAACAAGAAAAGAGATTGCATGTCCTTAACACCTAGAACTTTGCAAATCTGCTTTAAAAGGACTGCAGTAAGCAAAACATCTTGTTTGGCGTTATGTGCATTTCGGATACTTTCGCGAGCTTTTTCAGATCCATTTGTGAATTTGTAGATTAACGCTGAAAGGTTATGTGCTTCATCTGGCCAAATCATTCGCGACAAAGCCAAAGTGCAAATTGCTTTTGCATTGATCGATTTATCAGCCATGGCTATCGCTTGAATGTCGTAATCAACATTGTGCCCAATAATGTACTGAACACCTTCTGGCAGTCTGAATGTTTCATAACCCGGCTTTCCAGCTATGTCAGATTCAAGAATGTGATGTACAGCCATAGCACCGTAGCTAATTGGTTCAGGACACGAAAAGTACTCATCAAAACAAGCATCTTTATTAACGACTAATTCGCCGTTATCAAATGAGACAGGAACATGGGCTATCTCGATTGGATAGCCGTTCATGTCATGAGTTTCAGTGTCTAAAATTATTGCGCTCATGCATGTAATTCCTGTTTAGCTAAGTTGTCGATTTCCTGTTTTACAGCTTCAAGTTTTGAAACTTCGATTTGAGTTAATGCATCTAGGCCAAGGTATTCACATACGCTTTTGATATCCAAGCCACGTTCAGCAATAAAATCTTGGAGTTCATCTCTTTGAGCGTCACTGATGCCTAAAAATTCAGGAGGGTTGTACCAGCGTTTAGTATCCTCTTTATCAAATGTGCATTTTAGTTCACGACCACGTAATTGAATGGCATGCCACATTTGAACTGTATACTTGTGCTCAGGATCTAATGACTCAGTAAGTTGGTTTAAATCTCCAGCATGATTAGCCTCTACACAACATTGCTGAAAATTTTCAAGCTCTTCATGTGCTTTGAGTTCAGCTTGTTGCTCAGGTGTCATTGAGTTGATGTAATCTTTGGCTTCTTTAATTAACCCTCCAAGAAATGATGGATTAAACTCAAGATCAGGAACAAAAACTTGCCCTGAGTTTTCAGTCATTCCATTAGGTTTGGTCGTTTTGACACCTAAATACCCAGAGTTTTTGGCATGATGAGTTGGGCTTGGATTGAAATAAATAATTCTATCCATTTTGCCTTCAGCATCAGTTGTCGCATGCATGTAGCCCATCATGTCAGCCATGCGATAAAGCATGTTTCGGTTTTTACCACCTAGATCTGGGCGAAAAACTTTAAGTTTTTCTTTGCCTGATTCTTCCTCTGTAGCGTGTGCAATAAAGACAACATCTTTACCGTACGAAATCCATTTATTAACGGTTTGCATAAATAGGTTGTTTGCTAAACCTTGTGCTTTAAGTGTTAGGTTTCCATCACGTTGAATGTTTTCTTTGTTATTACTTAAGTGGGTTTTAATACAATCAAGCATAGCTCCAACAGTGTCACAAATGATTGTGTTGAAAGGTGCTAAATCTTTTTCATCCATGAAAGAAACATCAGACCATTGAGGTACAGGAACAATTGCACCTCGGCGTAATTTTGCTGTTACACGGTGTTGACCTTTATCAAAGTCAAATACCACAGGCTTGTCTGCTGTATGTGCGATTGAGCTTTTACCTAAACCAGGATCTGTATAAAGGTAGAAAATAATTGAGCTAACCATTAATGGTTGATTGGGCATAATGATATTAAGAGCCATGATTACAACCCCTTATTAGATTTAGCGTTGTTATAAGACATTCGTTGATTTGCACTGTACGGTGTGCGTTGAAAGCAGTCTTTGGAGAACATTTCCGCACGTTCTTTTTTGCGTTGAAAATTCACTTCTTGCTGCAGATTTTTTAGAATCCAAGGCTTTAATTTCAACAAATCAGGATCTACAGGTGTTCCGCCGTTTTCGGTTTCAAGACGAATATCAGTAAAACGATAATTTGTAGAAAAAGTTTGTGGCCCTAATCTAACGTGATATCGACCAGCATCATCGCGGGCAATGAATTCACGAAATGGGGTAGTGAAGCGTTTATTAGTCATCAGATCGCCTCCACCAATTTATTTTTTTCGATGTATGCAGCAATTTGAGCGTTTATGTTTCGATGATCATCAAAGATCGTGAAGTCTTTATAGTTGTTGCCATTGGCATCAGTAATTTGACCAATTTCAAGATTAGTGATGTCCACTGCAGTAAATTCAGAGCCTGGTACACCGTAGCTATCTGGGTGTTTATCAAAAACGAATTTTACTTGTACTCGGAAACCATCGAGATTGATAACAGCTTCGCCTGAATTGTCAGATATTATTTTGAGCGCCATAACGCCGTAATAGCTGTGTAAAACAGTTTGTTGTGTTGCTGAATTACGAGCAGCTTGATAATCGCAAGATGACACAGTAGCCACAACAGCAATCAAAGCGATGCTTGCTGTAGCCCAGGATGCAAAAACAACTTTGCCAAAGTGCAGAGCTGAATTGCCTTCTATAGTTTTTTGTTCCATAATCTACCTCATGTAAGTGAGAAGCCCTGATCGCCGTGGAAAGTGTCGGGGCTTTTTGCTGTGTATGAGTTAGATTATGTACTATAGGTACATATAAGTAAATAGTGTTTTATTTTTAATTTGTACTAATAGTTCATAAAATTTATATGTTCATGATAAATAGAATAAAAAAAATCCGCGTGTAGCGGATTCTCTCTTAATTAGAAATTAAAATCTTCTTGGTGGAATAAATGAACCAGCATACTTACCAACCAATACCGCACCCTCTGGGATTTCAATAATTTTAGGATGCCAATCAGGATTTAATGCTTTTAAAAAAAGCTTATCACTTTCAACAACTAATGCTTTAAAGGTTGCTTTATTATCCCATCGAACAACAATCATTTCTCCATTTTGAATATCCGAAAGGCAAAAATCAGGATCGATACAAATTTTTTCTCCATCTTCAAACTCAGGGAAATTACTTTCCCCTTTAACCGTTAGATAAAAACTATTTTTCCCTGCATAAGGGGTTAATGGTAAAACTTCTTCGTCACCAGATAAAACAACACTATCCATATCTGTCCACACACCAGCTTGTACCCAAGATAGTACAGGTGCGTATCTCGCCATAGCAAGTCTGGAAATTGCGATTTCCTTGTCTGGGCGACTGTCATTGTCGTCATCAATACCTGTAATTAACCAACTAACAGATTTTTTTAAAAACAAAGCAATATCAACAATTTTTTCTACTGTTGGTAGTGTTTCTCCATTAATCCATTTGTTGGCAGCTTTTACACCCACTCCAATTTCTTTAGCCAGTATTGTGGATTTCCCATGTTGTGGGATCCCAGCTTCATCAAGTGCCTGATTTAGGCGTTTGGCGAACTCAAAACAGAAAGGTGTCATAAAATTTTCCATTTGTACCGATGGTACATTATAAAAATAGTTGCAAAGGGTGTCAGTTCCATTTATATTTGTACTAGGAGTACACAATGGCATTTTTTTATGACACTTAAATCTCACTTAGATAAAGCTGGTGGCGTTAAAGCTGTAGCTAGTTGGCTTGGTTTCACACCTAAAGCTATTTACAAATGGTGTGAAAAAAATGAATTACCACGTACCGAATACACAGGAGAAACCAAGTATTCGGAAAAAATCGAAGAGATGTCTAATAAGAAAGTGACTAAAGAAGAGTTGCTTGAAGTTGGACGTCCAAAATGAGGAAAAACCATGATTAGACAGTGCTTTAAGCAAGAATCAAGTGCAAGCGAAAAACTACTTGAACCTATAACAACTAGAGTTCCAATAGAAGTAAAGCAGATAGTCGATGATTTAGCGGAAGGCAATCGTGCGAAATGGATTAGAGAGGCCATTGAATTAAAGATCGAAGTTGATTTAGGCCAATCATCTATTGAAGAGCTAAGAAAATCAAAGAATACACAGTATTCAAGTGAATACAGGAATGTATTCAAAAATCTATTTTCCGTATTCCAAATAAGCAAAAAGCCCGAAGTTGCGATTCGAGCTTTTAGCAATGTTCATTAACCGAAGAGATCAAGAACATGACAAATATATCAAAACATCCATGTGCTAACAAGTGCAGCAATTTCAAAGAAGAGCAGTGCGCGCATTGTTTAATTCCTAGTTATCCGGAAATCCCAGATAACTCAAATTATGCACTAGGGGACTTTGTTGTCTACAAAGATCATTCACGCGTGCAGAATCACTTAATCGAAGCGGTGTATGAAGTGATTCAAATAAACGAGGATTTTGTTGTGACCACTGGTGCAGGATTGGATTTGCTGATGATGTGGGACAGTGAAATACGCCATGCAACTATTGCAGAAATCAAAGCTAAACGCCGTTTAAGTGATATGGGGAGCGATCAGTTTATTGAAAACCATATTTCACCTAACTGCAAAACAATCTCAAACGATGAGCAGATCTATTTAAGCAAAGCATTGGCATCACAAAAGGAGGTTTCATGAATACCTCAGCAAAGTTACCAGATTATAAACAAGCACAAATTATTCAGTCCTGGCATGAGCCAGCATTGAGAACTTTAAAAAGTTATTTAGATGTTCGGAAAGCCAATTTACGCAAGATTAATCGTGATGAAGCAAATGCCGCAGTAACTCGCGATGAGCTTATTGAAGCTTTGAGCCGAGATCACCGTATTAGTTATCAGGATGCTGGAATGATTATTTCAAGTTTACATCGTTGTGAAGAAATCATCATGTTTGGACGGTTCATTCAAATGAATGAGCAGGGTGGTGAGGAATGATACCAATAATTGATGACATTTGGTTTAATCCATCCTTGTTTGTGATTAATCATAGTGGCGGCAAGGATAGCCAAGCCATGATGATCAAGTTGCTGGAATTTGTACCTAAGGAGCAGATCCTTGTCGTGCATGCCAGCTTGGGTTTTATGGAGTGGCCAGGTGCAATGGAACTGGCCCGCGATCAAGCTGCTGCAGCTGGTGTTTCGTTTATTGTGGCCAAAGCTAAAAAATCGTTTTTAGATATGGTTCTGAAACGTTATCAGGAACGTCCAAATGTTCCATCTTTTCCATCACCTAAATATCGCCAGTGCACCAGTGATTTGAAACGTGGACCAATTACACGTGAAGTACGTCGATATGCTAAAGATAATGGCTTTGACCGAATTATTAATTGTATGGGGTTGCGTGCAGAGGAATCAGATAACCGAGCAAAGCAAGAAATATATAAGCCTACTGCAGATAATGGGAAAGCTGGCCGTTACTGGTACAACTATTTGCCATTACATGATTTCAATACTTGCCAAGTTTTTGAAACCATCAACACTGCCGATCAGGAACCCCACTGGGCATACCAGGATAATGATCGACTGAGTTGCATTACCTGCATCATGGCCAGTGCTGCAGATCTCATCCATGGCGCAAACCAAAACCCCCAAGTCTATGCATTGATGTGCCTGGTTGAACAGGTCACAGGATATGCATTGCACGCAAGTATGCGAACCCTTCCAGATCTAACCGGTATTCAGCCAGATTATTCACTTTTAACTGAATACCAGGATCTAGTTTCAAAATTTTCAAATACGCGCTCTTCTAGAAAACGCATTCCTGTGCTGGAGGTTGCAGCATGAGTAAATTCGTCCCCAATTCATTCCAGATCGCTAATGCATTTGTCGATGATGCCATGAATAAAATCAGTGATGCATCTGTACGAATTTATCTGTTGATCGTTAGAAAGACGCGCGGCTGGACTAAAGAAAGTGATGCGCTTTCTTTACGCCAGTTGGAAAAGTTGTCTAAGAAAAGCCGTCCGACCGTTTGTAAATGCCTTAGCGAATTAGAAGAAGTGGGTTTAATCAAGAAACATCACCAATCTAAGTACGGCAATGTTTATTCACCTGTAGATAATTATGACCTAGGTGAATGGATCAAATTTCCACATAAAAAACTGATGGTGAAATCTTTAATTGTGTTCAAAAAAGACATGGTTAAAAATTTTTACCACTTCGGATATGGAGAAAAATCGCCTCAAATTACATCAGAATTTTGGTTGAAAATTAGCTCAGAAAAATCTGTGGTGGTTAAATATTTTTACCACCTTAAGCATGTGGATAACTTAGCAAAGTGGTTAAATATTTTTACCACTAAAAATAGCAACTGGTTAAATATTTTAACCACAGATGGTAAAGAATTTTTACCGCAAGTGGTAAAGAATTTTAACCCACATAAAACAACTATCAAAAACAACTATCAAAATAAAAATAATACGTGGTTTGTTTTGGAAAATTTGAAATTAGAAATTTGTTCTATCGATCACTCAATCGATACCAACGAGATTTTTAATGCTTCATGGTTTGAGCGTGAATTAACCGGCTTCAAAAATTTCAACGAAGAGCGAAATCATTCTGATGAGGCAATGGTTCGATTCTTTGCAGAATGGATGCTTAAAGCTCGCGCCAAATACGCGAAGATGAAAACACCTGTTCAACGTTTTTCTGAAAACAAAACTACTGGCCAACAAGCTCAACCTGCAAACATCACACCTGAAGTTATTACATTTGCATCTGACAAGCAGCTTTACTCATTCGCAAAACAATTGGTTTTTCATCCTGAATTCAAAGACTCATTTTGTCAGTCTGGTGAGTCATGGATGGATGCTGCAAAACGGATGGCCGCATTAATTTCAGATCCTGATCAACAAAAACCATTCATTCCATTCTTGATCGAACTCGGTTTTAAACAAACCAAAGGAGCTGCAGCATGATTAAAAAAGGCGATCGAGTGAAAGTTGATTTCATAAACAATCCAGAAACGATTCACGCAGGCTTACGATTCACTGGTTATGGTGTTTTGGATCGAGTTGAGGATGGGCGAGTGTTTGGAAGATTGGATGATGGGCAGACGTTTATGTGTCTTGAGGGTGATGTTGCCAAAGAACGTCCTATTTCTCGCAGACGTAAATGTAAATTGAGTAAGAATGGTAAAAACGTTTATTGGTCTAAGCATCTTGAATCTTATGTCTATGTAATGGAGCGAGGCTAATGAAATTAACTAAAGCTCAGCGAGAAGAGTTGAAGCAAAAATACGACGGTCATTGTGCGTATTGTGGCGACCGTTTGGGTGATAAATGGCATGCAGATCATCTTGAAGCGGTGGTGCGTGATTTAGTCATAGGAAAGCCTGAGAAACCTGAAAACGATGTGTATGAGAACTTAATGCCAGCTTTGCAACTTGGCACCATTGTTAATCATCAAACTTACGGTGTGACGTTCTTCGCAAAGATCAAGAAAGACACAGGTGAGGAAGGACTGGTTGAGCGTGGATTTCGTATAGATACGCCAATGAAGCTATCAGAGTTCATCAATGGTTATGAAGATTGCTATGTGAACAAAGGGCATGGCTTGAAAGTCAAAGGCTGGAAAGGTGCTAAGGAAGAATGGTTGTCAATGATGGATGAGGAATTTCATAACGACACATGTCTGGATGCTTGGGCTGTGGCTAATTGTTTGGTGAGGGCTAAGGCATGACAACAAAACACGATCAATCAAAGCCTAGATTCTCTCTTATTCCAGTTGGCACGCTAAGCGCTGTTGTTCGAGTTTTGGAATTTGGTGCAGGTAAGTACGCAGAGAGCAATTGGCAGACTGTTCCTGATGCTCGCAGACGCTATTACGATGCAATGCACAGACATATTGACGCATGGTGGCAAGGTGAGAAAAAAGACAGTGAAACAGGAGAATCACACTTAGCCCATGCGGTTTGTTGTGCGCTGTTTTTGATGTGGTTGGATGATAACTCAAAGCGCGATACAGAAGCTTGCAGTTGGAAAAATGAAAGCTTGATGACGCAGTTAGAAAGCATTACTAAACGTGACAAGGAGCAAAGCCAATGAACGCGATCAATAAGAATGAGGTGAGCATGTTTAAGGTCGGGGATAAAGTAGTTTACTTGAGCAAGATTGCACCAGAGCATGATGATATTTATGAAATCTATCATTTGAGCGAAGACTCATGCTTTATGTCTCATCTAGGTTTTGATTACAAGTCGATGTTCGAATACATTCGCCACGCCACCCCAGAAGAAATCGCAGCAGCTCATCGGATTTATCAATCTATAATTACAGTTAGTGAAGGAAAAACCGATTCATTAGAGGTTCTACGAGACTGTGACACACCCCCAAATTGCAAGAAGTTCGAAGAGCAGGTGGTTAGCAATGACTGGATTTAAGTGTTTAACGCCTAAGCAGAAATTAAGCGCTCTTTCAATGCGTTTTTACAGTGGACAACAATGGGAACCTAAAGCGGGAGATTACTACACAACGCCACGTGATGATCTTGAATTATATCGAGTTGTAAAAATAGAAAGCGGAAAGGTTTACACAGAATATTGCGATAGAGAATGTAGTTTAGCTGAGTGGGATGAGGATGGATTCACAACTAAAGGTTTTGGAGTTCACCGAGTCCATGTCCCATTGATTGTTTTAGAGCAGGTGAAGTGATGAAAAGTGAATTTGATACGTTAGAACAATATCAAGAATCAATGAAAGAATTTAATGAAAATACGCGCATGGGATTTGAAGAATTTATTCAATCTCACGGCTCAGATAGAAACAAGCTACAACTCAGATGCACCCCTTACACAAGCAAAAAAGGAGGATACGGTTCGTTTGATTTAGATTTTGGTTTGTGTGTTTACCAACACCAACAATCCAAAATTGATGAGCTGCAAAAGAGGGTGGACGAACTTGAATTAGCCATCAAAGGAGCTGTTACTTATGTTGATTTACAAATAGAGGCAACAGAACAGGGTCGAGAGGCAGCAATCGGAATAACAGCTAAAAACTGGTGGTCTTCAAAATTGTTAATGCTGAGACCAGTTCGTAGAGTGTTAGAGCAAGCGCTCAAGGGTGGTGGGGAATGAAGCGAATAGTTCTAGGGCACATAGCTGCTTTGGTTGCTGCTAGCCAGTATGCTGAAGCAAGTCCTGTAAAAGAAAGAAAAGACGAATTTAACTTAAAAAAGCTTCACTACTCAATCCCTAAAGAGCCAGAGACTTGGCAGGGAAAAGGTAATAGAAGAAAACCTAGAGTTAAGTGAGGGTGACCAATGACCACATTCAAAGAAGGACAACAAAAACATTCCAGGAGAGTGGCGCGTTCTAAACGCGTTCACAAGGTAAAGAGCGAAGATCAAGAGCAAATCACTCTGATGTCATGGGCGCATCATGTGAAGTATGGGAACGGTCGCCTTTCAGACTATTTGATTCACATCCCAAATGGTGGATCAAGAAACGTAATTGAAGCAGCTAAGTTTAAAAAGATGGGGGTTAAAGCAGGCGTTCCTGATCTTCAATTGTTAATTCCAAATGGTTTGATTCATGGCTTGTGGATTGAACTCAAATCAAAGGCAGGTAAGTTGCAGCCAAGTCAGCGCTTAATGATGCAGCGTTTAGAAGAGCAAGGCTATATGTGCAAAGTCTGTTTTGGTGCAGATGAAGCAATACAAGAAATTAAAAAGTATTTATGTATTTGAGGTGACGGTATGAATGCGGCGGTAACAGAAAAATTATCAAATCTTGAATGGGTTGGGCAGCAGATGAGAGCTAAAACAGCAAACTACGAAGCTTCAACAATGTCGACTGGTGAGAAGGCTCCAACGTGGGAAGAGCGTTGTGGTGCTATTGCATCAATTGAAGATCAGGCAACGAAGGCATATTGTGAAATGCTGGTTTGGGGTGATTCCCGTGATACTACGCAGGCTTTCAAAGTACTTGTAGATGATATTGGTAGTACTTTGTATGAAGCTGCATCTAAAGAACGCCAACGCCATCACTTTGATCTTAAACTGTTTTGTAAAAAGGTTGCACGTATGCAGGTGTACTTTGCATTACGTCCTCAAATTAAAGAGGATTTAACACTACAAGGTCAGCTTAAATTCTGCGGTATTGATGAAATCAAGGCGGATACATACAGCAAGAATTATGCTTTTCTAGGAGAAATGGTAAAAATAATCTTAGAAGATATGCAGGAAGAAATTAATTATTTTGTTGGCGAATACCGCAAAAAGCTCAACAGAACAATCAATTGACAGCTAAACGGATTTAAGGTAATGTTTTTCTATACTGGTCGTATTACGGTTATCCGAGACCAATGCAATTAAAGCTCATCGAAAGGTGGGCTTTTTTGTTGTCTGTAGAAAAGTGAGAAGAAAATGTCAAATGAAAAACAAATCGAGCAAGAAATTCAAGACAAAGGTTTGAATGCTCCGCGATTAACACCAGATCATATTAATTCAGTTATTCAAAGCGTTCATTTCTTTACGGCTGGTGACGGTTATGCAGGCGCGCTCGCATCTTCTGAAGAATTTAATTCACTACCTGAAGGTGAGCGATTCATCAATCCACCACAACAGCTTGACCTATTAACTTTCTGTGTAATTGTTTTGAAAAACGGTTTCACAGTTACGGGTGAATCAGCGTGTGCAAGCCCTGAAAACTTCGATGCAGAAATAGGTAATAAGATTGCCTATGAAAATGCACGTAATAAGATTTGGCAGTTAGAAGGCTACCTCTTAAAAGAAAAGCTTTACCAAGCTGAATTAGATAAACAGTTCTAAGTTTCCTCTTTAAGCTACTCTGTTTTGAGGAGCTTTCGTTTTTCTAAGCATTACGTCAATGGTGCTTAGGATTTATGCCCTGCTTCGGTGGGGCTTTTTTAATGCATGGAGAAAAGCCTTGAAAGAACGTTAGCCAAATTTCGGCAACTTAGATTTGTGACGCTTTCCATAATTTGGTGAGCTATAAGCGCAAACGGTGGGATGCAGAAACCAGCCGTATAAATCGGTTTGAATCCAGTGTGACTTCATCAAGCACTGAGTTAGCCTCAGAGCCATTAGTTGGGGTGATTCCCCGAATATGAGAATTTGAAAAACACAGAACAAATCAATAGCTAACTTTGAAATGTTTATCGTGTTGAGTAGCGGTAGATCAGTTGCCGAGCTGATCAATATCGTAATCTAAGGCAAGGGTGTGGCAGTTTGCCATGCCCTTTTTAATTCATGCGCCATTCGTCTAATTGGATAAGACATCATAATTCTAGTGTGATTGATACGGGTTCGAGTCCTGTATGGCGTGCCAATGGTTCTGTAGCTCAATGGTAGAGCAGCGAGCTTATACCTCGTAACGACAGATAATCGGCTGATACTGGTTCGAATCCAGTCAGAACCACCAAATACAAGTTAACAATAGCAGATGAAGAAGATTGTCAGCGTGTTAGCGGCAGTGTAAAAATGACCCCCTAACGGCATTTAAAAACTGACCCCCTTGGTTAATATAGCGGTCATTTTGGACTGCTCAACATGTTAACTTTGGAGCAAGCAGTGACAATCCAAATACTTCATCAGCAAGGTAAATCTATTAAAGCCATTAGTCGTGAACTGGGGGTGTCCCGAAATACCGTACGTAAATATTTACGGCAGAAGGAAACACCTCAGTATCGGCGTGCACAACCTAGAACAAGTATTCTTGATCCATATAAACCCTATTTACTCAAACGTGTAAACGCAGCTCATCCTGAATGGATTCCTGCTGTTGTGCTCTACCAGGAAATTTTAAGGTTGGGATATCCAGGAAAGATCAGGATCTTGAGGGAATATCTTGCAACATTAAAACCAGTTGCTAAACCGGAACCGATCATTCGTTTTGAAACCCAACCTGGCCAACAAATGCAGGTGGATTTCACCACGATTCGACGCAACAACACGACTTTGAAAGCCTTTGTCGCAACATTAGGGTATTCCAGAGCGACTTTCGTGAAATTTTATGATCATGAACGTACCGATGCATGGATCGATGGTCTGGAAAATGCATTTCAGTTCTTTGCAGGAGTACCTCAAGAAATCCTGTTTGATAACGCTAAAACGATCATGATTGAACGGGATGCCTATCAGGAGGGGCAGCATAAATGGAACCCCAAACTGCTCGATTGCGCCAAGAAGTACAGCTTTCGTCCCCGCGTATGTAAGCCCTACCGTGCACAGACCAAAGGCAAAGTTGAACGCTTTAATGGATACCTCAAATCAAGCTTTATTGTGCCATTGAAAGCAAGCCTAAAGACTTCGGGTTTACTGTTAGATGTTGATGTCGCCAATGCCCACATTGGCCGGTGGCTGCATGAAACCGCCAATCAGCGGATTCATGCCACCACGCAAGAAAAACCGGCTGTTCGACTGCAACAGGAGCAGCAAAAATTTACGCCATTACCGCAATCAGATACAGGTTCCAGCACTGTACCTGTTGCAGCAGCACAGCATGTCATGCCCTACGAGAGTTTGCAGCATCCCTTATCGGTATATGATCAGTTGCTGGGAGTTTCCTGATGAATCTGCAATACGAACGTATAGAGCAGCTTTGCCAAAAGCTCAGTCTGCATACAATTGCCTCACAATGGTCACATCATGCACAACAAACATTAGGTCAGGATGGAAGTTATGCCGACTTTGTTGAAGCGATCTTGACGCATGAATATGCTGCCAGGCAACAGCGCAGTCAGCAGGTACTGATGAAACTCTCAGGCCTGCCTCAAGTCAAAACCCTGGAAGACTATGATTTTAATTATGCCCTAGGGGCCCCTAAATCACAGGTGATTGAACTGTTCAATCTGAGCTTTATTGCTAGAGCAGAAAATGTGGTGTTTCTGGGGGCTAGCGGAGTAGGAAAAACGCACTTATCTATGGCATTAGGCTATAAGGCCATCATGAACAACATTAAGATCAAGTTCATTACCGCCGCCGATCTCATGCTGCAACTCAGTACAGCCTATCAGCAAGGTAAATTGAAAACCTATATGCAACGGGTGATACTCGCCCCAAAATTACTGATTATCGATGAAATTGGTTATTTACCGTTTGGACGTGAAGAAGCGAATCTGTTCTTTAATGTGATTGCCAAGCGTTATGAAAAAGGCAGTACGATATTGACGAGTAACTTACCCTTTAGCCAATGGTCTAAGTCATTTGCGGATGATGTCACGTTGACCGCTGCGATGTTAGATCGGCTATTACATCACTGTCATGTGGTACAAATATCGGGTGAGAGTTATCGTTTGAAGGGTAAAAAAAGAATTGGGATTCAGCCCCAGGTTGAAACTTAATACGAGATCAAAGGGGTCAATTTTACTTTGCCATTTGTAAGGTAAAAGGGGTCAATTTTAGAATGCCGTTGACAAGCGGTTTAGAAACACGGTTAGCACAGTGCTGTATTTAGTGCCGATGTTCTTTATGGCGTATGTGATTTGGTGGAATTGGTGATTGTATGGATATGATCGAAGCAAAGAAGAATCTTGAATCATTGCATCAAGACAAAGAAAAACTGGAAAGTCTTAATCATCTCAATTCAACGTTTCAGTTTAAGCAAGCATGTCAGCAACGCATTCATGACATAGATAAGAACATCAACAACATTCAGCACAATATCAAGCGCTATGCGAGACCATAAACGATTAGCAGCAATTAGAAAGCTGCCTTGTGTTAAGTGTGGTGGTGGTCCAAGTCAAGCGGCTCATTCTAATTTTGGCGAACATGGAAAAGGCAAGGGAATCAAAGCAGATGATAGATACACAATTCCGTTGTGCCATTCTTGCCATAGTGATTTTGATCAATACAAAAATATGGGTAGAGAAGAATCAAAAGAATGGTTTGCAAAGATGCTAGAAAAGACTGAAAGGATGTTGAATCTTGAAGATGATGGGGTGTTTTGATGCTTGTTCAAATTAACAGCAAGATGGTAATCAATACCAAAGATGTAAAACGATTAAAGAAAGAAATTGTGGAAGGACCATGTAATCCTGAAGCATGGTTTGTTATGACAGTTGATAATGAGTGGTATCGACTAACAGAGCACTCATTAGAAGAATTTTTGTCATTAGTGAATATGGAAAATTAGCCACCTTCGGGCGGTTTTTTATTGGGAAAAATCTATGAATGAAGTCGGATTCATTATTCAGCAACGCCCATATCCTCCAGAATGGATTTTTGCCTTAGACACACCAAACTTTGCGCCAGCTCCTGATTTATGGCGATGGATAAAGTCTATCTTTCTCAATCCCGAACATAAGCTATTTAATCCTGATCATGTACATTTAGGAGACTTCTACTATCCACAAATCGCCGTGATGTGGGCTAAAGGTGGATTTCAGAAACAAGGTCGTTTTGTTGTTGGTCAAGCTGAAAAAGTCATGATAAATGCGAGTGGATGGAAGAAAGAACGCCAGGAAGAGCAGTTTTATCAATGGTTCAATGATTTACCTGATTACTTAATTACAATCGATGCAACCTATGCTCAACATGCTAATGATGTTGATTTCTGTGCCCTAATAGAACATGAGCTATACCACATCGCACATAAGAAAGATGAATGGGGTATCCCATCCTATAACCGTGAAACTGGTAAGCCTAAGTTGACAATACAAGGGCATGATGTTGAAGAGTTCACGGGCGTTGTTCGCCGTTACGGAGCAAATCAGGAAGTTCAAGAAATGGTTAATGCTGCAAATCAACGTCCAACGGTAGCAAAAGCTGATGTTTATCATGCATGTGGCACCTGCTTTCTAAGAGTGGTTTAAATTTTTTTGCCATTCTTCTTGGATGTACTTGGATGGAATGGTGGAAATGGCACGTATTACCAAAAAGGTGAAACTGTTCATCGTTAGGATGCTTGCTGAGTTTGAAACACCAACCCAAACATCCAAAACAGTCAGAGATATTTTTAATGTTGATGTCACCCCACAGCAATGTGAAGCCTACGACCCAACTAAAAGAACTGGTCAAGATTTAAGTCAGGATTTAAGAGATAAATTCTTTGAGTATCGCCGTATAGCAAACCAAGAACTTGAAGCTATTCCTATTGCTAACATGCGCTATCGACTTCAGCTACTACAGGGTTTAGTTGATAAATATCCAGACAATCCAGTTTTGATTCCGAAATGGGCCGAACAGGCAGCCAAAGAAATGGGCGGGCTTTATACCAATACAAGTAAAACGCAATTAACTGGCGCAGATGGTCAGCCTCTTAACCCTGAGCATGTTACTCATGTTGTAGCTACGCCTGAACAGGTAAGGCAGGCATTGGATGAACTCGAAAGTAAATACTAGTCTGCTTGAAATGCAATTAGAGCGAGAACGCTGTGAGAGAGAACACTTATTCTTTACACGCCGTTTTTTCTTACCCCGAATGGGTTTCAAGTTCTCAGTCAACTGGCATCATGAATACATAGCTTGGGCAATTGATGAGGTCATCGCAGGACGAATAAAGAACCTTGTCATTAATGTTCCACCTGGATCAGGTAAAACAGAACTATTAACAAATCTCATTGCGCGAGGAATGGCGCGAGTAGCGCGGTCTCGATTTTTGTATCTATCGTTTTCCCAGTCATTGGTTGAAGATGTTGCAGCCACAGCACGAAATATTGTGAAGTCTGAAGATTTCCAAAGCCTATGGCCAGTCAAGATTTCAAAAAGCACCGACTCAAAATCTAACTGGAAGACTACTGTTGATGGATTTGATGCTGGGCAGGTTTATGCTGCTTCAATGGGTGGGCAGGTTACTGGTCGCCGTGCAGGTACATTAGCAAATGTGGGCTTTACTGGTGCAATCATTCTTGATGACCCATTAAAGCCTGAGGACGCATTTAGTAAGTCAGCACGAAAGAAAGCCAATCGTAAGATCCTGAATACGGTCAACTCTCGTAAGGCGAAGTCAGACACACCAATTATTTTGATCATGCAGCGTTTACATGTTGAGGATCCAACTAACTTTGTGATGACTGGCAACGTACCAGGGGAATGGGAACAGATCAGCATTCCTGCTTTGATTGATGATGAGTACATCAATCAATTACCAGAGCATATTCAAGCCAAGGTTCCGAGAGATGTAGAACGAGATCAGCATGGCCGCCAAAGCTATTGGCCACTTAAAGAATCACTCGAATCTTTACTACAGCTTGAAAAAGGCGGTGAAGATAAAGACGGCGCGATTGTTTCCAGATACACATTTGCAAGCCAATACATGCAGAACCCTAAAAAGCTTGGTGGGGATCTAATCAAGACAGAGTGGTTTGGTCGGTATAAGGACTTGCCGCCTCTGCTGTGGCGAGCTATCTACGTCGATACAGCGCAGAAAGTCAAAACGCATAACGATTACACGGTTTTTCTACTCGTTGGTCTTGGTGTTGACGGGAAGATTTACATCATCGATCTATTGCGTGGGAAGTGGGAAGCGCCTGAGATGAACAGGCAGGCCAAGGCATTCATTGATAAGCATAAGGCTTATACATACGAAACAAGGCCTATTCGCTGGATGAATGTTGAAGATAAAGCACATGGTACCCAGCTCATTCAGAATCTTGGTACCTATGCAGGCGTTCCATGTATTGCCATTCAGCGTGGTACAGACAAGCTCACTCGTTTCATGGATGTTCAGGTGCAATTAGAACATGACTATGAAAACAATCCTGAAGATCGTTTGGTAATGCTTCCAATTGGTCAACCTTGGGTTGCAGCATTCATTGAGGAGTGTGAAGCATTCACGGCAGATATGACGCATGATCATGATGACCAGGTGGATACATTGATCGATGCGATTGAAGAGGCAACCGTTAAACAGAACTATGAGCCTCCAATGGGTGGTTAAGATATGGCAAAGAAAGATAAATCTAAAAAATCAAATAACCCTCAGTCAGCAACGGCTGGGGGTTATTTGTATACACAACAGGCAGAGCAAGCTTTCCTAAAGTTTCTCACTCGAATGCCTGATATTGATGAAGTGCTTAGAAAAGCTGGTGTATCTCGTAACCGCTTAAGCATTTTGATGTATGACGATGAAATTTATCAGTGTGTCGAGAAGCGTCAGGATAAACTAGAAAGCTCGCCGTTTCGATTAGAGCCAAACGATACTTCAGCATCAAAAATACTTGCCGATGAAATTCGCAAGTGGTGGTCAGAACTAACCTTAGGTTCTCAGAATGCGCGTTGGTATGGTTACTCAGTGATAGAGGCAGTCTACAACGAGGATGCTATTCATTTTGAAGGGCAGACAGTAACGCCTTACATTGGTTGGGAATGGGTCGGCGTTAAGCCTATGCAATGGTTTGAACCTAAGAATGATGGGCGTTTGATACTTGGTCAGAATTACAACGATCAGCGCCGTGACATTGAGTGTGACCAGAAGTTTAAGCATTTCTTGACTCAGTGTAAGCCAACTTATGAAAACCCATATGGTGAAGCTTTATTTAGCCGACTTTACTGGTTGCACTTCTTCAAGAATGGCACATACAAAATGTGGGCTAAATATGTTGAGCGCTTTGGTAATCCGTTGTTGGTTGGGAAATCTTCCAAGGGTGTAAAAGAAATGCTTGCAGCTTTACTGAATGCCCATGCTCAGTCGGTGCTTTCTATTAATGCCGATGAATCGGTTGAAGCTATTACGAGCAATCAGAATGGATCTACAGCGTTTGAGTCATTCGATAAGAAGATCGAGCGTAGTATTCAGAAAGTCATCTTGGGGCAGACACTAACAAGTAGCACGGATGGTCAAGGAAGCAGGGCATTAGGTGAAGTTCATTTAGAAGTTCAGAACAATAAGGTTCAAGCTGATATCAGAATGATTACATCTACGATTCAGGCAATGATTGATGCACTGTGCTTTATCAATGGCTGGGACCGTCACACAATTATTATTGGTGATGAGAAGTCACTCAACACTGATAAGGCGGGCCGAGATGAAAAGCTTAAAAATGCAGGCGCTAATCTGACTCCTCAGTATTTTCAGCGAGAATATGGACTGCAAGATGGTGATGTTGCTGAGTCACAGAACAGCTTGCCACTGCCACAATTTAAAGCTTTGCCGAATCGAGCATTTAGCTTTGCTGCAGGTGTTAAAAAACTTAGTCCAGATCAGCAGGAAGTTGAAGAGCTTACTGATGCTCAAGGGCCACTAAGCTTGCTTGATCAGAAGCAGATTGCTGAATTAGTACAACAAAGTGAATCACCAGAAGCACTTGCATTTAATCTACAAAAGCTAATTCCCAATGCTTCTAAGACCGAGTTCACAGCTAATTTGGAAAGGGCGTTATATGCAGGTGATGTACTTGGGTATGTGCTATCAAGTGGGAGTTAGGCGATGCAACCTGTACCATTTCTTGAGGCTATGCAATACGCCCAGCTTAAAAAAATTGTATTGCCTGATGAGTTTTATTCATTGGATCTGCGCACTAGGCAATATGCAAGTACAGTTAGTTTTCTGTCCAGTCTTGAGCAGATTAATACAGTGATGCAGGCTGTAAATAAGTCGATTGCGGACGGATCAACCTTTGATAGCTTCAAGGAATTGGTTGCTGATAGCGGAATAGCCTTGCCTGAATCTTATTTGGATAATGTGTTTCGGACTAACATTCAGTCAGCCTATGCCCACGGGAGATGGCAACAGCAGCAGCGAAACAAAGCAGCTAGACCTTATCTGATGTATTCAGCTATTGATGATAGTCGAGCCAGACCAAGTCATTTAGCAATGAATCGCATTATTAGGCATATAGATGATCCATTCTGGTTGATCTGGTACCCGCCTAATGGTTTCCGCTGCCGTTGTACAGTGATTGCGCTTACAGAGAAGCAGGCTTTGAAATATGGTATTACATCAGATGAAGATCTCCCTGATATCGCCGTTGATCTGGGATGGTCCACCAGTCCTGCAAATTATGGTGATTTGTCTGAACTGGTTGACCAGAAAATTAGCGATTCAATTTTAGATAAGGAGTTTCTGCTTAATCAGAAGCAAGTTATCAAGGCTGAATGGACTGCAAGTGAAAAGCTTATAAGTCTAATAGCGCCGATGAATGATAAGAGCCGTGATCTATTTGACACAATTGCCAAGACTGTGATTCCGCTTGATCCAAGCATAAGACCAAGCGCAATTAAAACCTTTTTAGACTATGTAATGGGTAACGATGTGGCGCTCACGGCGTATCTTAATCAAGCGCCAATCTCTAAAGCGGATGATGTGCTACGCCGTTGGTTTAAAGCGGATATGGCTCAGATTCAAGCTGTGTCAGCAAATACTGCTATAACTGTTTCTGGTACATCGTCATTAAATTATGTGGCTTCTTTGCAGGTGGGGCAAACAATCACTTTGGATTCTCCATTGATGTTGGCTGCATCAAATACAGATGTTGTCATTAAGGTTGAGAATGCTAAGGGGCTGGGCATTGATCTTGGAAAGCTCAACGCTGGACAAGGGGTGTTGTTTGAGATTGGACTATCGTTTGAGGTGGTGTCAATCACAACCGAAAAAGGCCAATTGGTTTATACACTGAAAGCCTTGGTAAATTAACTTAATAAATATAGATGCCGTCCATTTGGACGGTTTTTTATGGAGCAAAAAAATGCCAGATCCAAATGAAGAACGGTTGAAGTATCTGTTTAATACACCAGCCATTGAAGTACCTCAAGCTGTGGAAGGAAAGAAGCGTACTTTCAAAGGTACAGCTTACAGTGGTGGACGTGTTGATGGTCACTGGTACTGGGGCCGCACAGGTGTTGTTTTTGACCTGGAAGGTATCGAAATTGATTCACCAACGGCATTGTTAGAAGAACACTTCGGGACCAGCCGTGTTGGTGTCGTCAAGAAAGTAGATACAAACGGAAAGATTGATGTTGAAGGGCATTTCCTCACAAACGATCGTGCAAAAGCCGTAGTGCAAGACTCTGATGATGAATTTCCGTTCCAGATGTCTATGTATATCGATCCTGGTTCAGTCGAAGAAGTGAATACAGGTCAAACAGTCGTTGTAAATGGTCAATCTTTTACAGGTCCAATTGCAGTTTTCCGAAATAACCGCATTCGTGAATTCACGATCTGCTCTACAGGTGCCGATCGGAATACATCAATTAAGGCTTTCTCAAGTAAAGCAAATTCAAATCAACAACCAGTAGAGGACACCAATGTGACCGAATTAGAACAAGCAAAAGCAGCGCAAGCAAAGGCTGAGCAAGAACGTGATGCAGCTCAGGCTGAATTGAAAAAGTTCAGAGCTGATAAGCGTACTGCTGACATTACATCATTAGAAACCGAGCTGAAGATCCAATTTAGTACTGAAGATAAAACAGCGTACACAAATATGGATGATGCGACATTTAACTTTGCAGCAAAGCAGTTACGTCAATTCTCAAGCAAAACACCTGAACAGCAACCGGCGCCACAGCCTACACCTGCACAACCTAATGCAGCATTAGCGCATTTATTTACTCACCAAGCAAATAGTGGGCAAGGTGGTGGATCAGGTCAGCCACAAGGTTCTGCACTGGATCAGGCTTTTAATAAATTTGCAGCAGCACAGGAGAGTAAATAATGGGCGCAACAATTACAGAAACAATCGAGAGTCGCCAGCTCGTTGTTGGTGATGGTGTTCGCACTGAAAATGTTAAACCAACAACAGCTACAGCTTATAAACGTGGTGACTTGATCGCAGTCAGTGCGGCAAACGTAGCAACACACCCAGCAGTTGATTCTGAGACTGATGTGGTGGGTGATTGGCATGCCATTGTTGTTGAAGATATGACGGCAGCGCAATCGACATATCATGCAGCGAACGGTCTTGAAATGCCTATTTATGTGCAAGGTCCTTTCGATGTTGCTGTCGTAACAGTCAATGGAACTAAGCTCATCGCTAATCAAATTGATGCGGTTCGTGCACAGGGCCTTAAGAACAAAATCGAATTACGCAAAGTCGTGGGGTAAATCATGAGCGTTAGTTTTACATTTCAAAATGCACCTGTTGAGTTGCTGGATATTCCACAACTTGTTTTATTAACAGACACGACCAAAAAAGTTGACACCTGGTTAATGGATCGTTTCTTCCCACAACGAGTTTCTTACAGCAAAAAAGAAGTGCCTGTTGGCGAATTAAATACAGCAACTCCATTAGCGCCATTTGTAAGCCCTAATGTTGCAGGTCGCCAAATCAATGTTGCTGAATCTGGCAAGGTTGCTTTTGTGAAGCCAGCATATTTAAAGCCGATGGTAACCATTGTGCCAAGTGATGTGCAGGATTCTGCATTGGTGGCGCAGTTACGCCGTTATGGGGTTATTGCAACTGGATCGAATCGCTTAAGTGATGCAGAACTGTTGTTGATTGATCAAGCGCAAAAGGCGGTTTATCTGCGACAGTCGATTGAAAATCGAAAACTGCTGATTGCACGTGACGTTTTGCTATACGGAAAAACCACTTTTGCATCATCTGATTTTCCGTCATATACGGTTGATTATGATCGCAACTCTGCATGTAATTTTGCACCATTGATTAAATGGAATCTTGCAAATGCAACTCCAGTTCAAGACATGCAAAGCATGATTGATATTTCTGTTGAGCATGCAGGTGTTGCGCCTAACATGGCATTAACATCATCCAAAGTGTTTAATGTCTTGATTCAAAATGATGAGTTTAAGGAAAAATTCATTAAGCCTTATGCATCAATCAGTGTTCCATTAACGCCAACATTTGATGACCCATCTAAGCCTCAGTTCCGTGGCACTGTCGATAATATCCAAATTTGGACGTATGACGGTACTCATAACATGAATGGGGTAGTAGAGCGTTTCATTCCTGAAGATTTCTTTGGGATGATTTCTGATGCAAATGGTTGGATTGCACACTGTGCGATTCAGAATATTGAAGCATTTGGTCAACCATTGGAGTTTTTCTTAGCGCAGTGGCAGGAAAAGAATCCATCTTCCATTCAACTGTTGGCTGAATCTTCACCGCTCGCTGTGCCAAACAATAAAAATGGTTTGGTTGGTGGTCGTGGCTTTGTTTAAGGAGAATTAAATGCCAAAGTACATTGCAAAACAATCCATCGGTCATTTTCGACCAGGTAGTGAAATTAAAGGGCTTGATGCGAACCGTATTCAAGCCCTTTTAGCATCTGGGGCAATTGAGGAATACACGGAATCCAAACAGGAGCAATCCAGTGATTCTTCAAACCAATTGCAGCAACTTGCTGCCGAAATTGCTGATCTGAAAGTGGATAATCAAAAGCTGTCAGATGAAAAATTGAAAGCGGATGCCGAAATTGCTGATCTGAAAGCTCTGGTTGTCAAGCTTGAAAAGGAATTAACGACTGCAACGGCGGCGGCGCCTGCAAAGGGTGCCAAAGCGGCATCTGATAAAGGTGCAACCGAAACTAAGTAAGGTGAGCTATGTATGCGACCAGAGAAGATCTTGAAGCTAGGTTTGGTGCTGATGAAATAGCGAATCTTGAGGCTATGCAAACACATCCTAATGCGGTCAATGAGGCCCTTCAGGATGCTTTTGAGGAAATTGATAGCTATGTTGCTGTTGCATACACGTTACCGCTGCCATTAATTCCAAGCACTTTAAAACGTGCGGCATGCAACATTGCCCGATACCGCCTTTACTTTCAACAACCGACCGACGAAGTTGAAAAACGCTATGAATCAGAAGTTGCTTATCTAAAGCGTATTGCTGATAAAAAGGCGGTGTTGCCTATTCTTGATGATGAAGATAAGCCCACAGGTGAACTCCCACAACAGTCGCCAGCTACGATGCCAATTGGTACCACGTATCGTGGCGGCATGTTTGCTGATGACATTCTGAATCAAATGCCAAGCTTAAAGTGAGGTGTTTATGCCTTTTGCAATATCAGTTAAAGCCGATGGCGAGTCAGCAATCATGCAATTGTTTGATCATCTCTTAGGATATGACAAGCAAGCTATGTTTGATGAAATTGGTGCTTACGGTGTCAGCTCCACTCAATTACGGTTTGTTGATCAATCTGATGTAGATGGTAATCCTTGGAAACAATCATGGAGAGCCGAGTTGCAGAACGGACAGACATTGCGTGATACAGGGCGTTTAATGAATAGCCTCACACACAATGTTATCAATAACGGTGTGGAGTGGGGAACCAATGTTGAGTACGCGGCAACCATGCACTATGGGGTGGAAATTTACCCTAAAACGGCTGGCTATTTGGTGTTTCAAGTAGCTGGCAATTGGCGCAAGGTTAAAAAAGTTGAGATTGAGCCTCGAACATTTCTGGGTATTAACCAAGAAGATGATGAGGAAATTTTGAACATTATCGGGAGACACTTAAGTGGCTAATTTCTTCGCCGTGCGTGCCGAGATCGCCGAAAAGCTCAAAGAAATACCTGAGTTCAAGGAAATCTATACGCCGTTGAACTCGGTATCTGTGACAGAAATGGGACAGGTTACTCCAGCAGCTCATGTCAATTTTCATCGTATCCGCAAGGTTGATGATGCTGGGCGTGGTTCAAAAAACCTGCTGGGGATGCAATGGGCCGTGACAGTGGCCTGTCGTAATGCCCAATCTCAACGCAATGACATCACCGCAGTTGCTGATGAAGCAGGTGAGCTTCTTGATCAGGTGATCGAGTTACTTTCTGGATGGGAGCCTGAAAGTTCTATTGTGCCTCTACGCATCATTGAAGTGAAAGATGGCTATGGACCTGCATTTGTTTACTACACCGTGATTTTTGAATCACAAAAAATTTAGGAGCTGCTTCATGGCAGATAAACAATATAAAGCCCTGCAACCTGTGGGGCGTTTTGTTGCTGGGGACTTCGTGGCAGGACTCAGTGAAAAGCAAATCGCTCAATTGCTGGCAAATAAGGTGATTGAAGAGGTGAAGCCAGAAAAAACGGCTGAACCTGTAATTGAAACCAAAGCCACCCCAAAAACAAACAAAGAGGTCAAAGTGAATGGCTAAGGAATATATTTATTTGCAAGGTAAGTTTTACTTATCAAAAATTTCAAATGGTGTTGCGGGTGCAATGCGCTTCATTGGCAACGTTCCCGAATTTGAAATCGCAATTACTGCAGATATGATTGAGCATACCGAAAGTACTTCAGGAAATAGCACAACAGACTTTGTAATGGTGAATACGACAGGCGTTGAGTTTTCAGGGCAGCTAGAAGAGGTTAACCCTGAGAATCTGGAATACATCCTGTCTGGCACCAATCATGAAATTGCATCAGCGACTGTTACTGACCAAAATATTGGTACAGTGGTTGCTGGTGAAGAAATTATGCTGGATGGTTATAACTTGTCAGCGGTTTCTTTTGAAGATTCAACAGCAACACCAGTTGCTGTAGATTCTGCTAAATACACGCTTGATGCGAAGTTTGGGACGGTCATATTCAATGATGTGGCTGACTTAACTATGCCACTCAAAGCAACTTATACAACCGGTGCGGTTACTCAAACAACGATTGCTTCAGATCTTGAGGAAGAATACGAACTATTCTTTAAGGGCATTAACAAAGCTACCAAAAAACACATGGCAGTTCGTTTATGGCGCACCAAGAAGTCACCAGAAACGACTTTCCCATTAATTCATGATGATCTTGGTCAGTATGAGATCCAAGGTCAAGCTTTGTCGGATGTGGAAAAAGAATCTGATTCAGCCTTAGGTTTGTATGGTCACATCGTGACAATTCCTTCGGCAGCTTAAACAAAACATGCAGGCACAGGGGCGCATAAGCGTCTTTTTTTGTGCCTGTATCTTTAGGATTATTTCTATGAATGACTTTTTTTTAGCTAATAATGAATCATTGCCCTATGTATTTGTTGATAAAAAAATTGAAGTGAAACAGATCCAAGTGAAGAACTTGGAACGATTCGCAGGCTATGCAAATGAGATTAAAAACTCATTGGAAAGTTATTCAGTAGAAGCAATCAAGCCGTTAATTGAGCCTCAAATCCTCAATATCATGGGTTTGTGCTCAATGGTGACATCATTGCAGCCTAGCGTATTTGCATCGAATACAACGCAAACTGAAGCTATGGCTGAACTGGTTTTAAAGATTATCCAAGTGAATGATGCATTTTTTAAAAAGGAAAAGAAGCAGCAAGGAAGCGGAAAAGAGTCTAGTTGGTTTTATGCGTTTTCATATCTAGTAAAGGCTGGACATCGACCTGATGACATCATGAACATGACATACGGTGCATTTTTGCAGTACTTGAAAGAGGCACAAGCATTAGAACGTCAGCAAATCAAGTCATTTGCAATTGCAACGCGTGTGGCCAATAATGCAAAAGAGAAAGGGTGGGATAAATATTTAAAGCAATTGGCTGGTTAGTAGCATCTTTTAAGATATGAGTGGTACATGGTGCATAGTTTGTGGTTTTTTATCTGGGAAAATTTAAAGATTTAAGATTTTAATAATAATTTATTCCTTGTTTAGACGTAATTCACACAAAATTCTTGATAGTGTTACATAGATATCGTAAATATTGACGAAATTGTAGGTTAGGGTCATTGACGATATTATTAGTTATATATATATTTCGCATATGCCACCACAAAGTGGTGGCACAATAGCAAGAAAACTTAATTTTTGGGAGGCGTTTTCTTGTCTAAACGTCAAAAACTCTTAGAAAAACTTAGGCGTAAACCTATTCCTAGAGATTTCACTTGGGATGAATTGGTGACTTTGTTAGGGCATTATCAATATGTTCTAAAAAACAGCACTGGTTCTTCTCATTGTAAATTTTTAGGTCATGATAATCACATTATCATGACTTCAAAACCACACCCAAACAATACATTGAAAGGTGGGCATATTAAGCAAGCTCTTGAAGCAATTGATAGATATGAGCTCTTGTATATGACACCAATAGAGGATGACACAAATGTCTGACAATTTATTAACTTACAAAGGTTATTACGGATCTTTTGAAGTTAGTGTTGAAGACGACCTAATTTTTGGAAAGATCCTTTTTATAGATGACTCAGTTGGTTTCGATTCAGAAACAATCAAAGGTATTAAACCTGCTTTTGAAGAGGCTGTGGATGCTTATTTGGAGTTTTGTAAAGAGATAGGTAAAGATCCGAATCCATCATACAGTGGTAAAACTGCTATTAGATTTGATAGAGAATTACATAGAAAGGTTGCTTTATTAGCCAAAAAAGAAGATCAATCTATGAATGACTTTATCGTAACTGCTATTAAAAATCATGTTGAATGTGTAGAAAAAGGTACTCATCAATTGAGCAGTATTAACAAATATATTAGCGGCAAGCTTCAAAAAATTGTATTTGATACTCGTGATGAAAGTATTCAGCAAACAGTTCTTATAGAAAGTTCTAACAAGATTAGTAAACAAGTTGAAGGCAAAGGAGTTCAAAATGTCACATTCTGTTGATTCTAAGCCTTTGAGTTTACTTGAAATCACTGAGTTAATTATTAAAGCTCGTAATATTCATGAGGGTTACTATGTTCCTAAAATGGAACTTGCTTTTGGAGCGGGTATAGAATCATTCCAAGACTCAGATGATAACAAGGATGATATGCCTACCATTAAAGTTGGCATAAAAAGCATTGATATTCAAAAAGTTGAAACTAAGAATAAAGATTACTGTGTTGATGCAAGTATTGTTAACCCCAAAGTAAAAAGATCTAAAAAATCAAAAATCGAAGATTAATCATTATTGAACTAAGTCATTAAAAAACCTCCTCCGGGAGGTTTTTTAAAGACTAGCTACAAGGTATTTGATAAATTTCAACTAATCTTTTGGATGTTTATGAAAAATTTTCTAATTATTTCTTTTCTATTTTTAACTGGATGTGCATCAAATCAAGCAATCAAAAAAGATGATGCCTTAGTGACAATGTCAGACCCATTAGATCAATTACTTTTTAATGAGAAAATTATTGATGCTAACTATAGGTTCTATGATCTCAAGGACTATTTAACTGATCCGATTTTTATTCAAGCAGTAAATCATTATTATAAAGACCTTCCTAGAGCTTTAAGTGTTGGACATAGCTTAGATTCTGTCGATTTTGGTCGAAATCACTTCTTTCTAAGACATTCTATCGATTCGGAAAAATACAATGGACCTATAAAAAAAGATAATCGAGCATTATTAAAACAAATTTTAGTAGAAGAGCAATGCAAGGGATTGTTTGCGAATAGCATAGCAATAAAAAAGAAAGGTGGTATGGGTATTACACAAACCTACTATTTTGTACATGAAAAATATAGAGTGGTAGTAGATATGAATACACGGGATTGCAAAAAATAAAGAGTGGTTTTCCTTTTGAGCCATTAATTTATAACATTAAGAGAAAGACATGAAAAAACTAATACTAATTTGCTTAACCACAATGATCATCGGATGCCAAAAGCAACCTGAACAAACCGATATGACTGCCAGCACTCAATTTGAGAAAGCAGACCAAAAAATTACAGAAATTTTGGATTTGTTAGACAACCCAAATGCAGATAAAGCTGATCAGACTAGAGTTCTTTGCGTTGAGTATCCGAAAGTATACGAGCAAGAATATATGCCAGCTTTACTAGAATTATCGCCAAATGACTATACGAAAGAATCTTTGCTAAATGACTTGATCGTAGCTACTGACTATTACAAAGAGAGGCTTGATATACAATGTAGTTAGACGTCAAGCTGAACAAACTCACTCTTTGAGAGGTTTTTTATTGCCACAATTTTCGCCGTTTGTTAAATTGTGTACATAAATAACAAATGGTTAACATTATGAAAAAGATTTTATTGCTAGGGGTAGCATCACTATTATTTGCAAACACTGTTTTGGCTTATGAAACAAAGTCAATGCGCTCATCTTATGAATTGGTAAGTGTCGGTGATAGTGAGGAGAGCTTGCTGAGAAAAATGGGAAAACCAAAGCCTAGATACTTTGTATATGAAGATGGACGTTATTCTTGTGCTGCTACTGAATATAAGTACGACATTGATATGCAAACATATACTGTTTGGGTGTGTAGAGGTGAGATTTTCAAAATTGATGTAAAAAGTAAGTGAGAATAAGAAATGTCAGAGCAAATGGTTCAGTGTCACTCATGTGGCAAAATTGGAGAACCAAAAATTAGAGGCAGTATTGTTGTTACAATAGTTTTGCTAATTTTTTGGCTTTTACCAGGCATAATTTACGAAATATGGCGTAGATCGAGTGGCAAGGTCTGTAGGTACTGCAGTAGTGAAAACATCCATTTTTATTACCCGCAACAGATTCAAAATCCACAACAACCACATAATCATAGTGATGTGCCAACCAAATTAGTTGCGCCAGATGTTTTCTCTTACAATGCTGGTTATAGAGAGCCACAAGAGGGAATAGTTTCAGAAACAAAGGAATGTCCTTATTGTGCTGAAACGATCCGAAAGGCAGCTATTAAATGCAAGCACTGCAATAGTATGCTCGAATAACAAATTTAAGCCCGACCAAGTGTCGGGTTTTTTTAATGCCTAATGTCTGTTGACACCTTACCCCCTGTAGGTCTTTAAAAGCCTATTGACAAGATTTACTATTTTTCTAAGCGAAGCCGGCTTTACTAAGTCCGGCTTTTTTATTGCGAGAACAAAATGTCAAAAGAATTAGTTTTCAAAGTCGTTTTACAAGCAGATACCAAAGATTATGTATCAAATGTTAAGCAATCAGACGATGTAACCAAAGCAATAGTTAAATCGATTAAAGAGGAAGCTGACAAGCTGCGTGAAGCTTCCAAGAAAGCAGGTAAAGAAGTTGGGAAAATCGTACCTGACGATTTGAAAGAAAAAGCTGACGATGCAAAAAGTGCTGTAACAGGTGTTACCAAAGCTGCCGACGAATTAGAAAAAGAATCAGGTGAAGCATCAGTAAGCGTTGACAAGCTTGGTGATAAGTTAGAAGAAACTAGCAATGATGCGAGTATTGCATCAAAAAATATTGCAGAGGTTGTACCTGAAAGCACAACTAAAATGGCGAGTGCGCTTACTCAGAACCTATCCAATGCAACCGCAGCTATCAAGGGGGCAGGCATAAATGCAGGTGAAACTGCCAAGAATTTTACGGAATTTGGGCGCGTTTCAGAAAAGGCTTTAGGTGTATTAAAATCTGATTTAGATCAAGCAAAGTTAAAGCTACAGTCCCTTGCCGCAACCAATGCCACACCACAAGATATTGCAAGAGCGCAAGCGGAAGTTGATAAGTTAGAAAAAGAAGTAAATCAAGCCGAGCAAGCATTTAATCAGTTTTCACAAGCATCAAATCAAGCAAATCAAGAACTAAAAGAAACGGAACTATTAAGTGGAAAAGTTAGTGGTGAATTAGCTGGGCTTAAAACTGGGTTTTATGCTGTAACTGGTGCTTTAGCTGCCCTCGGAATAGGTGTTACTGCACAAGAGTTAGCAAGAACTGCTGATGAATGGTCAAACTTAAATGCTCGAGTAGAGATTGCCATAGGCACTCACGGCGATGCAAAACTGGCAATGGAAGATGTTGTAGAAGTTGCCAGAATTACAAATTCAAATTTAACAGCAACAGCGGATTTATATGCTCGTTTAACGAAAATCGGGCAAGAAATGAACATACCGCAAGAGCAGGTATTACTACTTACTAAAACTATCAACCAAGCTATTCGGGTTTCTGGTGGTAGTGCTGCAAGTGCTGAGGCGGCGATTACCCAGTTGCAGCAAGCCCTTGCATCGGGTGTATTACGTGGTGATGAGTTCAACTCAATGATGGAGCAGTCACCACGGTTAATGCAGGCACTTGCGGATGGAATAGGAGTCACAACTGGTGAACTGCGTAAAATGTCGGGTGAAGGTAAGCTCACCACAGAAGTAGTTACTAACGCCATTTTGAGTCAGTCTGAAACAATCCAAAAAGAATTTAGCCAATTCCCTTTAACTATTGGTGCATCACTGGAAAACTTAAAAACCTCTTGGACTGTATTTGTTGGTGAGTTAGATCAAACTCATGGGATTAGTACAAAGGTTGCTGAATCATTAAAATGGGTTGCAGATAACCTCGACACTATATTTAACACCCTAAAACTGTCTGCTCAGGCATTTATTGCCTACAAAGCATTAAATATTGCTGCAGTATTTTTAGATAAAGCAGCGGGCGTCAGAGCGGCTTCAGTCGCAATTACACAAGAGACAGCATCAGTAGTTGCAAATACACAAGCTCAGTTAGCAAATGCCACTGCCACGCGTGCAGCATCCACAGCAAAAGCTGGGTTAGCAACAGCATCAGCAAGTTCATCTAAGGCGGTTGCCGCCTCAACAGCGAGCACATCTTCTTCACTTGGAGTTTTGATAGGCCGTTTAGGGGCTCTTGGTATCGCCATCACAGCACTTGGGTTGTTAGTGCCAACAGTAATAACTCCCATTGGTGAATCGATTGGTGAAGGACTAGCAAAGTCTGTCGAAAAGGCAAAAATGGCTTGGCATAACCTTAATGCTGCAGCAGATGAAGATAAGCGCTATATGACTGCTATTGAGCAGCTGGAATTTCAATTACAGAATGAAGCGATTGCAGCCAAAGTCTCTGCTGAGATGAAAAAGGAAATTGCAGCAGCTGCGGAAAAAGGTGCTGCCAAGACCTATGATTTAAGTACAGCGTCACAAGAACTTGTAACTAAGTTTAATCAACTTGTTAAGGATGGAAAAACAGCCAGTGAAGCGCTAAAAGAGGTTGGGGAATCAATGAAATTTGATTCTCTGACAAGTATCAATGATGCAATTTCTGCATTAAACATGCTTGAGCGAACTGGGAAAATTACCGGACAGGAGCTAAGGGCTGAATTAAAAGCAGCATTGGTTAATGAGGATTTTGTTGTATTCCAGACCAATGCTCAGGCTGCTTTTGCTGGAACCGCTCAAGAAGCCAATAAAATGGCACAGGTGACACAGGTTGCAATGGAGCTAGCACTTGAGCGAACAGGTTTAAGTACAGAGCAACTAAAGGGTCAGTTCACTAAAACCTTTCAATCTGCGAGCAATGATATTCAGATGATTATTAATCATCTAGATGAATATAAGGCTCAAGGTATTGATACAGGGCTTGCATTAACTGCTAGCTTAAATAAGGCGATTGATACTGCGCAATCTAGGCAAGAGTTGGACTATGCGAAAGCTAAGCTTATCGAGTTGGGTGACCAAGGGAAAATTACTGGTGAGCAAGTTGTTTATGGCTTGAATCTGATTGAGCAAAAAGCAGGTTCTTTACCTAAGGTATTGGATCCTGTTTTAGCTTCATTCTCAGCATTAGGGATTAAGACTCAGGATGAGTTAAATGCAATTGCTGATCTCTCACAAAAGAACTTTGAAGTTGTGAGAAAAAGTGGTCTAGCAACTGCTGAAAGCATTAAAAAAGCATATAGCACCATGTTGAATGATGCCATTGCGACTGGTGATAAAGCTAGAGTCTCGTTAATGCAAGCACAAGCAGCTTCACTGGGCCTTTCTGCTGAAATAGACACTACTGGCAAAGCCTCTGTTAAAGCGATGGATGAGTTGACGGAGTCGGTTGAACGTGTTGGTCGTACAGCTCGTGGATCTGCCGCAGATGGTTTCCGTGAACTTGGGCGAGTAGCGCGGGAGGAGGCCCGAACCAGTGCGCAGGAATGGGAAGATGCGATGGCCAAGGTTGATGCACAACGTAAAGCTCAATCAGCATCAAACTCTAGGGGCTTGTCTGAGTTGCAAGGCGGCATTGATCAGATGGCTGAGGACTACTATAACCGCCTAGTTGCAGCGGGTATGGATAAAAGTCGTGCACGTGATATGGCTGATAAAGCTCGATATAGCCTTGCAGTAGAAACAACCACTGCATTGAAAGGTGGAACCACCCAAAACCTAAATACGACTAAGCAGCAAATGGAGAAAACGCTTGATTATTGGGAGAACAAAAACTCTCGATCTGGTGCTTCATTTTCAACAGGCGGCAATGCTCCAAATATGCAAGTCCCTAATATCCAAGCACCAATCATTGAATATCCAAAAATACGCGATCTGCAGAATGATGCACCAACCAAAAACGTGCGCTTTGAATTTGTATCAGGTGGCAAACGCTTTGAAATGCAAGGCTCACAGGAAGATGGAGACACGATGGAAAGCATCTTGCGTGAATTTGAAATGCTGAAAAAGGCAATGTGATGAAATTAATACGCTTAGCAACATCCGAAACCGTCTCACTAGAAGACGGTTTTTTATGGTCTGACGAATTTGAATGGAAGCCAAAAGAGCAAACCGTGGAGCGTGCCATTAGTGGTGCAGCCATTATTCAAGAAGGCATAAAAGTTGGTGCTCGACCTATCACTTTAACGCCCGATAGCAACCGTGGTTGGGCAAAGTTAAGTGATGTGCGCAAGCTACAGGAATGGTCGGCTTTAAGCGAGAAATTCCGCTTGCAGTTTGAATGGCCACATGACAATCGGCAATTTGATGTGATTTTTAATCATCAAGATACAGCACTGGAAGCGGTCAGTGTGTGGGGTTCACCAGCGACCAGTTCAGATGAAATGATGCGTTTAACGCTAAGATTTTGGAGCGAATAATGGCAATTGAAACAAAAGACTTGGTGCTCTATAAATCGGAGCGCTTAACCGACACAGACGATGGTGGTGGTAAGTATTCAGGTCAGATCATCGTTGATGGTCAAAGCAATAACTTGTTCAACGACGTATCAGAAATGGATCGAACCATGGGCGATGTGTCTATGCGCAAAATCTTTCCAGCAGTCATCACTGAAGATACAGACTCATTGATGGGTGCAACGGTATTCATCTCTGAAAACCCGCAAGATCCAAACGTGTCGGCTTTATTGTTCAGCACAAAAAACTGGACAGATGAACGCCGTAGTGCCCAAAACCGAGTTGAAAATTACTTGGCCAAAGGTGGGCAGATTGCAGACACACCACTGGATACACATTGGCAAGGCATGAAGCAGTTGCAAGTGGCGATGTTTCCGCAAGAGGCGGAATCCAGTGTTGGTGATACCATTGTTCTAGTCAGTGACGAAGGCAAGGCGCTTGAATTTGAGCAGTATGTGCGTATCACAAAAGTTGAAACTCGTATTGCGATTATGGTGGTTAATGGTAAAAACGTGGAATACAAGATTGCCACGTACACCATCAACGATCCACTTGAGCGTGATTTTGTCGGACTAACAGCACGGCAGTGGTACGGTGGCAACACACAGTCTAAAACCATCATTCGTGAATCATTGGTTGCAGATACGGGTGAATATTGTGCATCGGCAAAATTGGCATCGGATGCACAAGTGGGTGAGTTCACTGTTAATGCGTCTAGCATGTTCACACAGTTGATTCCATCTGCACAGACTGAAACGCCAATTATTGATGTGAATGCTGCGGGTGAGAGCATTATTTTGGTGCCTGGTAATGATGGTAGCATTACTGCAAACTTCCCAACTACAGTCGGTGTAAGTCAAAACTTGTATTTAGGCTCAAGCGTGATGCCCTCAAGTATTGCGTTTACGCTGTTTGGGCAACCTGTGAGTGACCAAGGCGGCTTGCTTAAAAACAGTCAAGGCACACAAGTCGGCACGATTGATTATCAGCGTGGCTTGATTCAATGGACTTCTGCTGCAGGTGCTGGCTCGACCACCTTAGCAATTACTTTCAAGCCAGCTGCCGCACCCAAGCAGTATTTTCAAAGTTTTGCCATTCCTGTGACACAGAACAACCAAAGTACCAACTGGACAGGGGTTTTAATTCCAATTCCCGCACCTGGTAGTTTGTCGCTGTCTTATATGTCACAAGGCAAGTTTTACGAGCTAAAAGACGATGGCTCAGGGCAGTTAAAAGGTGTTCACAGCTCCTTTGGCTCAGGCATGATTAACTATGAAACAGGTTCATTCTTGCTGACCACAGGTGCATTGCCTGATGTGGATACGCCAATTTTGGCACACTGGGGTACACCGATTGCAACCTTTGTGCGAGCAGGTTTACACGTAGAGAAAGCAGGCTTTGATTTTGATCTTGGACAAACAGGTATTGCCACAGGCATTACTGTGACTTGGGTGTTAGAAGGTGAAACCAAAACAGCATCTAGTAATGCAAAAGGCTTGTTTACAGGTGATGCGACAGGATACGTCAATTACGCAAAAGGTACAGGTCGGATTATCCCAAACAAATTGCCGCAGAAAAACACGCAATTCAACATCACGTATAGCTTTGGTCCGCAACTCAGCCAAACTAAATCAGCGATACCTAATGCCAACCAGCAACTGACGTTTACCATTGGTACAGGCTCAAGTATTCAGCCGAGTAGCGTGGCTTTAGAGATTCCAGTAACAGATCAATCAGGTCTAAATACGCTGATTGTGCATCTTAAAGATGACCCAACAGGCGGCAATATGGGCAACTTAATTAACGATGCTGGCGATATTCAAGGCACGATTGACTACAACACGGGTCAATGCATTGTGACACCAACAGCTTCATACAAGACATTTAACTATGTGTATGAGGCACGATTTACAGCAACTTATGGGTCTGCATAAAGGTGGTCTAAATGTCTTTTTATTCTCCAGTTACATCCCGAATTAATGGCACGACACTTCAATTTCGGGCATATAACGAAACATCCATTTCAGTGAAATACCGCGATAGTTCAGGTGTAAACCAAAGTAGCACTATTGCTGTGGCGGATAAGTTACGGCTCGACCTGTCATCGGGTTATGACGAGCAGATTTTGACAGGCTCGGCACGTTTTAAAGTCGGTGCTGACACGTTTTTAGATCGCGATGGGATTTTATATCGCAATGTAAATCCATCAAATAACAGTGGTATTGCGTCAGGTTCAATTCAGTACGGCACAGGAAAAGTTGAAATCGAGTCATGGACGCCAAACGGTGACAACACGGTTCAGTTAGACTCACTCACCACTACAACCGACTTGCCACCGATGAACCAAGTCAGTTTTAGAACTCCTGTGATTCCAATACGTCCGCAGTCTTTGACTGTAGTTGTAGCATCGTTAGAGCATGGGCAATTAACACTGACTACCGATGAAAATGGCGTGATTGAAACAAGCCTTGCACATGGCAAGATTAATCACATCACAGGTTTTGTGGATATATATTTCTACACTAAAACCGAAATTACCGAAACCAATCGTGCAGAAATTACCGCCAAAGATTGGTATGACGCCCGCATGGAATACGAGGAAGCAGGCAAAACCTACATCAATGTGCCAGTTTGGATTGATGGTTCATCGGTGCGTTATAACGCCATTGCTTATACCTATATTCCGCTTGATTCTGAAATTTTAGGTTTGTCTGCAACACGTTTGCCGCTAGATGGTCGTGTACCAATTTTCCGAGTCGGGGATATTGGTATTGTCAGTTCAAGCAAATCACAGGAATTGCCAAGTCATATTGCAGGTCAAACCTACGATTTAAACGATCAGCGTATTTCATGGTGTGAGCTTGAGGATAGTCAAGGTACCAAAGTGCCATTCGATATGTATGTAGTCGATTATGACTATGGCAAAGTGACGCTAAACGGTGATTTTGCTATGGGTGCTTTGGTTGCACCACTCACTGCTAAATACCGCTATCAGGACATGGGCTTGATTCGAGATGTGCAGATTAGTGGTCAACTCACCTTTACCAAGCCTTTAACACACAATTACGATGCAGCAGACACGATTGTTGGCTCGGCATTGGTCATTGGTGACATGCAATCGCGCTACACACGGAAATTTGTGCAGCAAACATGGAATAACGCATGGGCAGATGAAGCAACGGGTAGCGGCATTTCAGCCAACTATAACGATGCTTTGTATCCGATTGCTGTGACGAACAAAGGTGCAATTCAGGAACGCTGGGCCTTAATCTTTACGGATAACACGAATTTCCGCTGTGTTGGTGAGTATTCGGGGCAGATTGGTACTGGTAGCGTGAATATTGATTTTGCACCAATCAACCCAGTAACAGGTGTGCCGTACTTCATTATCAAGAAAGAAGGCTGGGGAGCAGGTTGGGCGAATGGCAATGTCTTACGTTTCAATACGATTGCTGCAAACTTTCCAATTTGGGTAATTCGCACAGTTAAACAATCTGAACCAACAGTGATTTCAGATCAATTCCAGATTATGCTGCGTGGTGACATTGACCGCGTTGTTTAAAATTTGAATCAAATATGACCGCTTTATGCGGTCTTTTTTTATGGATAAATAAAATGGCGACAGACGTAGATGTTCAATTTTTTGGAAATTCAAACGGATTGCCACTAGGTAATAATTGGGGTGATTTGATTCGCCTGCTTGACAAAACACTTGTGACTGGCGTTGATTTCGCCCAAATCACAGCAGCATCTATTGATGCTCAGGGTGATGTGCATATCACACTTTATTCGGCTCATAACGCAATGTTATTGCAAGTAGTAGAGCTTACCGGTTTTGCACCCATCTCTTTAAATCAAAAATATCGAATCAAGGGTGTACCAAGCACGACCCAGCTTATCTTAAAGCCCAAAAGTACAATTAGTGAAACATCAATAACAACTGTAGGGAGTGGCAAGCTTGCTTCGCTGGGATATGAAATAATTTTCCGTGATTCACAGGATGTGAAACGAGTATATCGCGCAAAAAATCCCAAATCAAACCACCCATTTATTCGTATTGATGAAAGCTTAACCAGCCCTGATGGGGTGATAGGCATTTACGATTCAACCTATGCAAAATACGCAATGGTGGGCTTGCTATCAGAGATGACGCACATAGATGATTATGAAAGAAGCGAGATTAAGCAGCTGCCAGCAGGGACGGCAGCACAAAAATGGGGGGTTAGTGGAGTTGGTACAAACTGCGTCAGGGGTATGCATCGATGGTATTGGGCACATGCTCAAGAATCATTTGTCGGGACACAATATTATGACTCGGCTGCACCAGCCAATGGGGGTCGCCTATTTTTAATTTGTGGTGATAAAGATGCTTTTTATTTTCATCGAACCTTCAGAGTTTTTGGAGGAACAGCACAAATTACGGGTATGGGTCTGATCAATAGCGCTTATACAGACAATGGATTTGATGACTGGTTTATACACTGCTCTACAGTGGCAGGTAGTGCTGGCACTGCATACAATCCATATAATCTTACTGGGTCAAATCCCTTTTTTTATGCTGAAGCACAGTCTAGTGGCTATATGTTTTTAGCGGCGAATACCAGTAGCTCACACACAGTCGCATACCCCATTGTTCCAGATTATAATTCTGGTGAAAGCACTAGGTTCTCTGGCTCTGTCTTTTCTGCATTAGAGATACCAATTGTAGACCATGGTAAAAAACTCCGCGGAAGTTTTAAGCATGCTTGTTACTCAGGTAACAATTTGCTGGCAAGCGGGCTTGTACAACAATGGGGTGCAAGCAGCTTGCTATCAGAGAATTCGATGTATGTTTTTCTTGGTCGATCAAAAGCTTGTGTTTTTTATCTGGGAGAACTGGAATGAAACCATGTTCAAGAAAGACTTTAAAAGTATCTAATTACCTTCAGAACATAATTACAGGGCCGGTAATTGCAAAAATATCAGGCTCAGTAAAAAAGTTAGGTAATCAATATCAAGATGCAACTATCGTTCTCTACAACAAGACCAACCTTCAGCCAATTGCAATAAAAAAACCTGATGAAAATGGCAACTATAAGTTTTTAGGTCTAAACACCGATTTAAAAACCTTTGTTGTGGCCTTTGATAAAAATCAGCAATTTAATGCAGTTATTCAAGACAATGTGGTGCCAAAATGAGTAAAACATCTATCAATGCTCGACTTGCTATGATTCAAGCCTTTGCAAACTTTATGGATAGCGGTAGCCAAAGTGCTACCGTTATTTTTTATGAAGGCGTACAGCCCGCCAGCCCAGCAATTGAAGCAGATTCAAGCAATGCTTTGGTAACACTGCTTTTTCCTGAGCCGTGCATCAAGGAAACTACGACCACCTATGTAGAGCTTCACCCAACAGACACAGCAACCGTGATTAAGTCAGGCACTGCAACATGGGCGCGTATTTATAATGGTGCTGGTGAGGTCGCTGCCGATCTGACAGTAGGTACGGATATTTCTCTAGCCAATACCAATCTAGCCCTTGGCGGTACGCTGTCTATTACCTCAATAAAACTCAGACCTTGAATTAAAAGGGTGCTCATGTGGATTTTAAAAATAAGCTCGGCACCGTTGATGCGCACAACCTAAACTTAAACTTTAAGCCTGAGAATACCGACAGCCACAATATCATTCTCAATTTTGAGCATCTAGCCGATGGCTCGACTAATCTCAACTTTGGGGATGATGTATCCGCAGTTATTGACACGGTTTTAGAGACTGATTTTAGTTTTGAAGCCACTGCAATTTATGCCGACAGTGGTGTAAATACTGCAGTCATAGACACGGTACTTGATACCGAGTTTAGCTTTGATGTTGTCGCAGTCTTTAAAGAAAATACTGATGTCATTGGGCAAATTGATACTGTATTAGACACCAGTTTTAGCTTTGAAATAGTTGCAGAATTCGCTGAAAACCTATGCACGATTGATACGGTTTTAGATACCGCATTTCAATTTCAAATTGATGCTGTATTCGATATTAATCACATCGTCGGTGTGTCTTATGCATTTGATACCAGTTATCAAAAGGCAATCGCAGCTTTAAGTGTCACGGAAATACCGTGGGCAAAACCAATTTTAAGAGTCTCAAATGAGGCTCTTTTTTATGACCAAGGCTTGGTGCTGAGTCAGCAAGCACTGGTGGGTTTTGATCAGTCTGATTCGCTTACACAAGCAGTCAGAATTGAGCATGAGAAAGCCACAGGCCTGCAGACTGATGCGTATTTGGTATGGCAAGCAGGTGACAAGCGATTCATTCACCAGAGCTACTTATTTGATGAAACGCTAAAACTGCGCATTAACAGAATCACTGACTGGCACGAAATGATTCGCAAGCGTCGCACGGTCACGTATTCGCATGAAGTGGCCCAAGTTCTTCAAAAACGCTTTGGTTATGACTGGGACAAAGGCTTAGAACTGGTCACAACAGACGATTTAGCTTGGGAAAAGGCCAAGGCGATTCATTATCGCAAGCATCCAGTTCAACCATGGCCAAAGCCTGAATTGCCGCAATATGAAGGTACAGGTGATTTAAATTTCATTTGCTTGTGCCATGAAGTCGATGCGCACAACGTCATTCTAAACTTTGGTGTGGATGACTGTATTCCCGCAATTCCAAATCAAAATTGGTGGTATATCTTGAATAGTTTATCTGTGACACGGCTGGACAATGATGCTGAAATTTTGGCATACGATGGCAACTATCGTACAGATCGTGGAAGCTGGGCGTGGTCGTATAGCTTAACTGTGCCGCATACTGAAATTGCAAAGTTAGAGCCAATTAACGGGCAGCCTGTAATTCTTAAAATTATGGTCAATGGGCATGAGCACCACATGCTACTTGAGAATCGCACACGCTCACGCAATTTCGGCAATATCACTTACACACTCACAGGTCGCAGTCAAACCGCTTTACTTGATGCACCGTATGCGCCTTTACGTTCATTTTTACAAGAGAATGAGCGCACGTCAGTACAACTTGCTCAAGCTGAATTAGACCGTGTATTTAGCGATACTGTGTTGAATTGGCAATTGATTGATGACTTGGGCTGGATCGTAGCAAACAACAGTTTAAGTTATTCTAACCTTGCGCCAATCGCAGCCATTAAACTGATTGCAGAAAGTGGCGGTGGTTTTATTTATAGCGAAAAGAATAGCAATACGCTTTCCATTAAACCGCTGTATAAAAAGACCTTTTGGGATGCGCTCACAGTTGATGATTATGACAGATTGGTACCTGATTCACTCGTTACCAGCCAGTCTACAGACTATGAGTTGTATCCCGATTACAACGGCATCACGCTGACAAATGACAGGACTGGTAAGCAAGGGCAAGTCAAGCGCACAGGCACAGCAGCAGACGTGCTATTACCACCTGAAAACAATCCTTTGTTTGATGTAGTCAGTATGGGCGCATTTGGTAAAGCCAAACTAGCCAAAGCAGGCATGATTGAAACTCACACCTTCACTATGCCAATTTCTGCAGAAGTTGGGGAGTGTGCACCAGGTGAGGTTTTTGCATTTAACGCAGAGTGGTGGGGCATTGTTGAAAGTGTCAGCGTGTCATTCAGCCATGCCAAAGTGAATCAAACTGTCAAAGTGGAGCGTGTGAATCGTGAGTAATGCACTGCAGCGGTTGATTGATTTAATGCCCAAAGCGCCTGAATTTGTGGGGCAAATCACGCATGAAAATCATCCGAATTATAAAGTTTTAGTTGTAGATGGTTCGGGTCTGGTGATGTGTACCAGTACAACCCGCTACAATGTCGGCGCAACGGTTTTCATTTCAGATGGGGAGATAAAACGCTTGGCAGCAAGCAGTGATGTAGTACAGATTGAAGTGTAAAAATTTAAATTGAAGCAAGCGTCCGAAAAGGGCGTTTTTTTATGTCTGGAGAAAAGACAATGCAAGAAAACACGTTACCGTGGGTCATTAAATTAGTTCCAGCAGTTGTGGGGGCAATCCTTGCTTTGGTGCTAAGCGGGGATATTGATAAAGACGGGAAAATTCAAGTCACGCTAGGCGTGATTGGCAAGTTCTTATTTAGTGTGTCAGTCAGCTTATATGGCGGTGCTGCATTCATTGAATACCACGAATTAAACAATTACTCACACATGGCGCAAGGCTTTGTGATGTTGATTTTTGCTGTGTTTGGATTATTGACGATTGGTATCGTTTATCAGTCTATTGCGCTGATGCAAGGTAAATCAATTGCAGAAGTCATTGCAGAAGTTAAGTCTGCGTTTATTGCAATTGTAGGGGGTGGCAAATGAAACTAATTGATAACTGGAAACAGTCATACAAACTTAAATCGGTACAAGTTGGCGCATTAAGCGCCTTTTTTTATGCCCTGATTTTATTCTCAGAGCAGTTTTTAAACGTGTGGTTTGTTATTCCGCAAGAGTTTAAAAACGCGATTCCTGAGCAATGGAAAGAGGTAGTCGGCTGCTTTGTTGGAGTTGCTATGGTGCTAGCGCGATTAAAGAAACAACCTGAACTGCATGGGGGAGAATGATCTATGAGCATTAATCAATCTCAACAAATTGCACAAGCATATAGCTGGCTTCGGGCCATGTCAGGCGGAAAACTAACACAAGCACAAGTTGATGCTGGCGACCAGATCATTGCTAAAAATGGCTTAGAAACATTTGCAAGCCTGATCAATTTTAAACTTGATACAACTGAAGTTACAGGCCTTTTAGATATTTCAGAAAAAGGCTATGAAATTATTCGTGAATTTGAAGGGTTTCGCTCTACTGCTTATCGCGACACTGGTGGAGTCTGGACTATTGGCTTTGGCACGATTCGCTATCCAGATGGCACAAAAGTAAAACAGGGCGATACTTGCACACGTGCTCAAGCTGAGACGTGGTTAAAAAATGATTGTCTCTGGGTAGATGCCTGTTTAGATAAACACGTCAAAGTTAAGTTAAGTCAAAATCAATTCGATGCGTTAGCTTCTTTTGTCTATAACATTGGCGAGACAGCATTTGTTAAAAGCACAATGCTCTCATTGATCAACCAAAACAGCTTAATAGCAGCATCAAATCAGTTTGATCGTTGGATCTTCGATAACGGTAAGCGCATTCAGGGCTTGGCAAATCGTCGTGAAAAGGAGAAAGCATTATTTCTAAAGAAGTAACATACAACTGCAAACGCTCTAAACTAGCAACATTAATAACAGTGCTGTGCTTGCTTTTATCGAGCTGCACAGCTCACACAATTAACACTTCTGTAAATGTCAGTATATGCGTGAGAGCACTATGAGCAAAATAATGCGCAAATACTGATTTAATGATTAGATTTGCGCATAAATATTCTCAATCTCTCACCACTTCCACACCTTTAATTCTTCTTTTAGCTATATACGTGCTCGCTTCAGAAGAATCATAGAACGTCTTTGCTCCGTCTTTTTCTTTCTTAAACACATACTGCATCGTGTACATCGTATCGATATCTGAATAGTCTTGATATTCTTCGTGTACAGTCGTTTGTACGTGCAAGTAAAGTCCGTTTTTCTTTATGTAGTATGGTCTCAT